AAGGAAAAGCACACAGCCACAAGGAGGGCATAACCATGAAGGATACAGCAGTAAGAATCGAAACCATGAAGCAGCAGACGATCGGAGTCGAGATCGAGATGTACGGGATCGCAAGAAGCAAGGCAGCCGAGGTTGCTGCTGCCTTCTTCGGAACCGGGAGATGCGAAGACACCGCAAGACGGAACGGCTACCGGGCATGGAGCGCATGGGACGCACAGGGCAGGGAATGGAAATTCCAGAGGGATGCCAGCATCCGGGCAGAACGGGATGAGGAATCCTGCGAGATGGTTACCCCGATCCTCACCTGGGACGACATCGAGATCCTGCAGGAACTGGTACGGCAGCTGAGACATGCCGGAGCCAAGAGCGACCCGAGCCACATGTGCGGGGTTCACATCCATGTCGGAGCAAGCGGCCACAACGCACACACGCTCCGGACACTGGCGAACCTGATGGCGAGCCATGAGAGCCTCCTGATCAGCGCCCTTCGCCTCGACCGGAGCCGCCTCGACCGCTACTGTCAGACGGTTGATCCGGATTTCCTAAAGAGACTTAACAAGAAGAAACCGGACACCATGCAGCAGCTTGCTGACATCTGGTACGAAGAGAACCACGCAAGCTACGGACGGCGCGAACATTACAACGCAAGCCGCTACCACATGCTGAACCTCCACGCAACCTTCACCAAGGGCACGATCGAGTTCCGGCTCTTCCAGTTCGCAGACGCAGGGAACGGCAAGAAAGGCGGCCTGCATGCCGGAGAGCTTAAGAGCTACATTCAGCTTTGCCTTGCCCTTTCTGCAGCAGCGAGGATCCAGACGACGGCAAGCCCGAAGGAACCGCAGCATGAAAACCCGAAATACGCGATGCGCACCTGGCTCCTTCGGATGGGATTCATCGGGGACGAGTTCGAAACCGCAAGGGAGATCCTCACAAGGAATCTTGCAGGCGACACCGCATTCCGGAATGGCAGGACGGCCTGAAACGAAGAGACAGCCTCCCGCTACCTTACCCGCGAGCCTCGCGGGCTTAAGGTGGTAGAAGGGTATCCCTTCGGAAAGGAGAACGCGATGAGATTTCCAAGCGAGAAAGAACTGAAAGAGTTACGGGAGCATTATCCGGAAGGAGCCAGAGTAGAACTGGTGGAGATGGATGATCCGCAGGCACCGCCAGTCGGCACCAAGGGCACGGTGCTCGGAGTGGATGATGCGGGTGATGTCATGGTGGCATGGGACAACGGGAGCGGTCTGAACCTGGCTTTCGGAAAGGATCGCTGCAGGCTGCTGGTCGGAGAATTCACACAGACCGTGCGGGATCAGATCCTTGCGATCCGCGACAGCGGAGAGACGAACATGTTTGATGTTCCGATGGTCCAGCAGATTGCAAACCGGAAAGGCTACTACGAACTGGTCCTCTTCCTGATTGACCACAGGAAGGAATACGCAAACTTTATCATGAAAGGAAGCGTTTAACGTGACCACATCCTCCTGCTGAAATTTGTGCAGATTATGAATCTACATCTCCTTGCTATATGTGCCGGTCAGAGTGATATATGTACATGCCAAAGGAAAAGGGCACAAGACCAGTACAAAGCAAGGAGGACAAAGCCATGACAAACATTTTCGAAGAAACCTACGAGGCAATGGAAGAGGCAAAGAAGGCATACGCAGCAGCCACCACCGACGAGAGCAAGGAAGCTGCAGAGAAAGCCTACGGAGAAGCTAAGTATCGGATGGCTGATAAGGGTGACATCGCATGGAGAATCTGGAGAGCCTACGAGCATTCCAGAGAGAACGAGAACAAGATCCTCAACTTCGACGACATCATCTGGGACCGGGATGTGGAAGCCATTACCGCCTGCTTGAAGGAGAACGGGATCAGGGAATTCACCTACTCCTGCAGAGCGACCGACGCGGTTGAAACCTTATGGCTCTTCAAGGAAGCGGGCTGCACAATCGGCGAGATGGTCGAGGTCAACCTCCGGAAAGACCTCTGGGGCAAGACCTACGAGAAGGGACACGCATTCAAGATGAGCATTGCCTGAAGGAAGGAGAGAACCATGTGGAGCGAGGGAAGCATTGCAGCACCAAACGACGACGGAACTTATACCGTCTGCAAATACAGAGTAAAGCACTTTGACGAGCCAAGCGAGAAATACGGGATCGACGGCGGCAGGATCAGCAAGCTGACGATTACGGTAAATGGAGAAATCACACTTAACTATGACAGAGGCTGGGACATCGAGCCCGAGGATGAGGCAAGCCAGATGGTCTACGCCATCCTGCTGAAGGAATTCAACTAAGCACCGGCACTGCCGGGCAGCATATTTAAGAATGAAAATTCCGAGAGGGAGCCGGAAACGGCTCTGTCTCTCGTACAGATACAGACCACATGGACGGGATCGCTTTGGCGGTCCTTTTGTTTTGCACGCGGGAAAGGAGGTGTGTTCCTATGGCGGCTAGAGGAAGGAAGCCAACTCCTACAGCGATCAAGGAGCTGGAAGGAAATCCCGGAAAACGAAAACTGAATGAGAACGAGCCAAAGCCAGAGAAGAAGGCACCCTCCTGTCCGAAGTGGCTCGACAAAGAGGCAAGGAAGGAGTGGCACCGGCTCGCAAAGAAGATGGAAGCCATCGGCATCCTCACCGAGGTCGATATGGCTGCCTTCGCCGCTTACTGCCAGTCCTATGCACGGTGGAAACAGAATGAGGAGTTCATCACCGAGCATGGCTCCCTTGTCCGGACACCTTCCGGCTACTGGATGGCCGTGCCGCAGGTGGCAATGGCCCAGCAGTACATGAAGCAGATGGGAAAGTTCGCGACCGAGTTCGGTCTGACTCCGGCATCGAGATCGAGGCTCATTGCAGCTGCTGGAGACAGCAAGACAGGCGATGAGATGGAGGAGCTTCTCGATGAGAACTGGAAGGAGAAGAAGTGATGGAGACGCAGGAAACAAGACCGGACAGCATCCCGAAACTCAAAGACTATCATCCGACGCGGTTCATGCTTCCAACGTCACATTACGATGCGGCAAAGGCCGACCGAGCAGTGAAGTTTATCGAGATGCTCCGCCATACCAAAGGCAAGTGGGCCGGGAAACGATTCTGGCTTCTCCCATGGCAGGAGCAGATCATCCGGGACCTCTTTGGCATCGTAAAGGAAAACGGAAAGCGGCAGTTCCGGACAGCCTATATCGAGATCGGCAAGAAGAACGGAAAAAGTGAGCTTGCTGCAGCGGTAGCGCTGTATCTCTTGTATGCAGACAACGAGCCGTCTGCTGAAGTCTACGGTGCAGCGGCTGACCGTCAGCAGGCTTCGATCGTTTTCGATGTCGCGCACCAGATGGTTTCCATGACACCGGCGCTATTGAAGCGGTCGAAGATCATGGCGGCAACGAAACGAATTGTGAATTATAGCAACGCGGGCTTTTATCAGGTCCTCTCTGCAGAGGTCGGGACGAAACATGGACTGAATGTTTCCGGACTTGTCTTCGATGAGGTCCACGCCCAACCTACCAGAAAGCTATATGACGTTTTAACGCAGGGCTCTGGCGATGCCCGAGAGCAACCACTGTTCTTCCTGATTACAACTGCGGGAACCGATAAGAACTCGATCTGCTATGAGCTGCACCAGAAGGCAAAGGATATCCTTTCCGGGCAGCGTGTGGATCATACCTTCTATCCGGTCGTCTATGGACTGGAAGACGATGAAGACTGGCATGATGAGAAGAACTGGTACAAAGCGAATCCGAGCCTTGGACAGACAATCGATATCGAGCGTGTCCGGGAGCACTACCATGAGGCGCTGGAGAATCCTGCAGAGGAAGCGGTGTTCAAGCAGCTCCGACTCAACATGTGGGTATCCAGTACGACGGCCTTCATTCCGGAGCAGGTCTTCGATCAGGGAAATGAACCGATTGATCTCGCCAGCCTTCGTGGCCGGGAGTGTTATGGCGGTCTCGACCTTTCGAGCACCGGAGATATCACAGCGCTGGTTCTGATGTTTCCACCGCGTACAGATGATGAGAAATACATCTGCCTGCCGTTTTTCTGGGTGCCGGAAGATACGATTCCGCTTAGAGTAAGGCGCGCATCGGTTCCGTATGACGTGTGGGTAAAACAGGGATACATGAAAGCGACCGAAGGAAATGTGATCGACTACAACTTTATCGAGAAGTTCATCCTCGACCTCTACAAGATCTACAACATCAAGGAGATCGCAGTCGACCGCTGGAATGCGACCCAGCTCATCATTAACCTGCAGGACGATGGGATGACGATGATTCCCTTCGGGCAGGGGTTTAAGGACATGAGCCCGCCAACGAAGGAGTTCTACAAACTCATGATGGAAGGGAAGATCATTCATGGTGGCAACCCGGTGCTCCGCTGGATGGCATTAAACGTCGTGGTGGACCGGGATGCGGCGGACAACATCAAACCGACGAAAGCAAAATCACCGGAGAAGATCGACGGCATTGTTGCTGCGATCATGGCGTTGGATCGCTGCATCCGGCAGGAACATGCAGAGAGTGTTTACGACAGCCGGGGGCTGATCACATTTTGATGGAGGAAGTATCGATGGGATTTAAGGATTTATTCCATAGAAGGAAGGCGAGAGCGGATCCGCAGGACATGACATCCGGGAGCGTGTACCGGGCTTACTACGGGCACACTTCTGCGGGGAAGACCGTGACAGAGCGAAGCTCCATGCAGGTGACCGCTGTGTATGCCTGCGTCCGGGTGCTTGCCGAGGCCGTGGCAAGCCTGCCGCTTCACCTCTACAAGGAAGAGGATGGCAGCAAGGTGAAGGCGACAGACCACCCACTGTACTTCTTGCTCCATAGTGAACCGAATGAAGAGATGACAGCCTACTCGTTCTGGGAGACGCTCATGACTCATCTATTACTGTGGGGGAACGCATACGTCCAAGTGATCCGGAACGGCAAGGGTGAAGTCACAGCACTGTATCCTCTGATGCCAAACCGCATGACGGTGGACCGGGATGAGAACGGACACATCTACTACCAGTATCTCTGGTCCAAGGGATCCGATGCGCCGACTATGAAAGAGACGATCGTAAAGCTCACTCCTCACGAGGTGATGCAGATCCCGGGACTTGGTTTTGACGGCCTTGTCGGATACAGCCCGATCGCGATGGCGAAAAACAGCATCGGACTCTCGATGGCCTGTGAGGAATACGGTAGTAAGTTCTTTGAGAATGGTGCCGCACCATCCGGTGTCCTCGAGCATCCGGGCATCCTGAAGGATCCGGAGAAGGTCCGGGACAGCTGGCAGGCGGCCTTCGGTGGCAGCCAGAATGCCGGGAAGGTAGCCGTTCTCGAAGAAGGGATGAAGTATTCGCCAATCTCCATCAACCCGCAGGAGGCACAGTTTCTGGATACGAGAAAGTTCCAGATCGATGAGATCGCCCGGATCTTCCGGGTGCCTCCTCATATGATTGGAGACCTCGAGCACGCGACCTTCAGTAACATTGAGGAGCAGTCACTGGAATTCGTGACCTACAGTCTACAGCCGTGGCTCACAAGAATCGAGTCCGCAATCTCCCGGTCGCTTCTCACCCCGGAGGAGAAGAAGATCTATTACGCAAGGTTCAATGTGGATGGGCTGCTTCGCGGCAACTACGCATCCCGCATGCAAGGCTATGCGACCGGTATCAGTAACGGCTTCCTGTGCGTGAACGACGTGCGACGCCTTGAGAACATGGATCTGGTTCC